TTTGTGTGCATCTATTTGTGCGCCTCGTTCAATACGTAGATTGTCTATAATGCCTTTTCTTTCTTTGTTTTCGTTTTTGAGGTTGTTTGCAAATTCGTTTGCAGTTCTTTTAACATCTTCGAAAGTGCCTTTGCCTTTTCCAGTATTGTTGATTGTGCTTGTTGTACCTTTGCTGGTACTACCACTACCACCCAGTTGATTTAAAACTTTGACTAATTGTGCGGCTGTTTTTTCCGTGATAAAATCAGGTATTCCGTCTACCTTAAATTGACTGTTATTACCACCTATTTCAGTTAATGTTATTGCCATTAATCACGAATCCAATTAAAACTAGTTTTTACGAAGATAAATACTTTCCTAGTTATGTTATAACTATTTATCAAAACAGATTTGGAGCAAAAATGAGTGATACCAACACACAAAATACAGCACAAAATCCGCTGAAAGGATTTTTTAGAAACCCAGGATTATATATTTCTTTACCCAGTGGAGGAGCATTTTATGAACCTGGCACAGTTAAATTTGACAGGGGCGAAGAATTAGCAGTTTATCCTATGACAGCACAGGACGAAATGATAACAAGAAGTCCAGATGCATTGCTCAACGGAGATGCTGTATACAAAGTTATTGCTAGTTGTGTTCCAGGCATTTTACAGCCAATGGATTTAACAGCCAAAGATGCTCAGGCACTTATGATTGCTATTAGATGCACCACTTATGGCGAAGACCAAGAAATTGACCAAACTTGTCCGGAGTGTAGAGCAGAAAGCAAATACAATATGAATTTGCGTGATGTTATAGCAAACATTGAACCGTTTAAAGACAACCACGAAGTCAAAACAGCAAACGGTTTAAGTATTGTGCTAACACCAATCAGTTACGATTCAACACTTGCTACTAGTAGATACACATTCGAAAATGCATCTATTTTAGCCAGTATGGCGAATGTAGCAGATGAAGATGCTGTCACACAAACAGAAAGAATGGAAACATTCAGAAATGCTTTTGCCAAAATGGCAAACTTAAATTTAAAAATTATGCTGGATAGTATTAAGTCAATTACAATTAAATCTGCAGAGCAAGGCTCACAAGACACAGTTGTCACAGACGATAAACATATTACAGAATTCCTAAACAACTGCGATGCTAAGACCAGTAAGCAAATAGAAGAAGCAATAGCAGAATATAACAGTACAATGAGTGCCGAAACTTTATCTGCTGTGTGCGGAGAGTGTGGACACGAATATGAAACACCATTGGAGTTCGATCCTGTAAGTTTTTTCACAGAGTCCTAAGTACGGAAAACCCTGAACTGATCCAGGAGCACTTAGGACGACTTAAAACAGATTCAGACGACCTACTAAAAGCCTTAACTCTGATTGTTATGAACTACGAAGGTGGTATCAGTTATTCTGAAGTTTGGGAAATGTCGCATCGACAAAGAGAAGTTGCTATAGAGCAATTGATTAAAAAGAACGATGCCATCAAAGCATCTCAAGGCATAGCAACACAAAAACAATTATAAACAATTAACACTTTATAGACACTTCGTGTCTTTTAAAACTGCATTCAATCGTTTCGTTTCACTCAACTCTTTCATTTGTTTTAAAGTTTTTTTGATATAAACTTATCTCGATAGTGGAGTCATAATTCACCCTTGCGGGTGAAAAATAAGTCTCATCTCGATGAGTATCGTCATCTCTAACCCAGGTGCTATAAAGAGGTGGTGAGCCTTATCCCCTCATACACTACTGTCACGAATCTCACGGAAACCAATATAACCTGGTAGAGTTCAGTTATATTGACTGCAGGTTGCTTTTTCTCAGAGCCTGATCATTTAATACTGTTTGTCGTTTGTCTGTATTTCATTTAACGCCATACATTCCAGAATCTCGCACCGTGTTTAACGGATTGTCAAGGAAATCGATATTATGTGCCTCGATGGGGTGGTGTATGGACCTATGTGTAGCCTTGTGTGTTTTTTATTGCCAGGTGTGCCGTAATGTTTGCTGTTGCAAAAATAGTTATCTATCTTTTAATGCTTCTTTTAAAATTTGTGAACCGCCGACTCTAACGTTGATAATTCCGTTGTAATAATCGTCGCTCAGTAATACTTTGTGTTTGAATTGTAGTTCTGCTTCAATGTAACTTGCTACTCCTCTACTAGGGCAATATTCTAATATCTCTCTAGTAAATTGGTCTTCGCCTAGTTCCTTAACATCTTCTTGTAGATGGTCACTACTGCCCCAATAGTCTCGCCAGTCACTTTCTTTAGTGCCACGTCTTTTGTTCTTTCTGCCTTTTAAAGGAGGTTTGGTCGTTTTGAATTTGGCAAGTTTTTTACCAATATACTTCATACCATTTTGGTTGTTTGTGATTAAGTACACAAATGCTTCGCAATCTTCCGGAAGTGTGTCTACTACTTTTCCCTTGTAAACCCAATCGCTCATTAGTTTACATACTCCGTATCGGTATTGTAACTAGTGAAGCCTCCCTCTTTGATTACGGTTAGTACATTGTTTACTCTGCCTTGTAATTCTTCTCTATGACTGATTAAGTAAATGTTTTTGTTTTGTTCTCTGCTCATCTTCTTAAGTATACTAAGAGCATTTTCAACACCTACACCGTCTAATCCACTGTCTATGAGTTCGTCTATGCAAAGGAAATTCATAGGCTGATTAAGACTCTCATATATGTCTCTGAATGCCCAACTAAGGCTTAAAATGAGTCTATTTCGCTCTCCTCTACTGAGATTATCAAAGTCTAAGTCACGTCCAAACTCTGTAATTTCTACACTTAAATCACTCTTAAATTTAACATCGTGTGGTAATCCTATGCGTTCTAGGTAGTTTGCGAGCCTATGATTTAAGAACATTAAGTTTTGGTCAATTATACGTCTTCTAATAAAACTATCTTTAGAAGTCAATAACTTATATAAGAAATCTTGATGTTCACGTAATTCGTTAAGGTCATTTACGGTGTCCCAACTAATAGTTTGTAATCCTGTATCTTCTAATGTTTTAATTTGTTCTATGTAAGGATTCTCTAATGCCATAGCATCTTTTAATTGTTGAGCAATATTGTTTAAATTGTTTTGATGTGCTATTGCTTCTTCCTTTGTGCTGTAAAATACTTCTGGCTTTTCAGCAATATCGCCTACTTCATCTATCTGTTGTGTAAGTTTAGTAATACCTTCGTCCAATTCTTTAAAATGTTCTTCTTCTTTTGCTAATTTGTTTTGTAAGTCTTTTGTGTATTCTTCGTGTGTGTCCAAATGTGCTGTAGGTTGCTCACAAGCAGGGCAAACACCTTCGTTTGCTTTTTCAATATGCTCTTTGATTTCTTGTATTCTGCTGTCTGACCTTTTGAGACTAGACACATTAGAGTCTAAATCTTTTTGCAGTTGTTTTTTTAAGTTAGTCTTTTCAATTATATCACTTAATGCTGTATGTGATTCTAGTTCAGCATCAATATCTATTTCTTGTAGAGTTGAAATAGCAGTTTCAAAGTTAGCAATTTTATCATTGTTGTTTTTTTGCCAAGCCTTACTGCGGCTTTCTATGTCTTTTATACTTTTTTCTACTCTGCTATTACTTTCTTTAACAGCATTTATTCGTATTTCTTCTTCTTTGATAGCATCTCTAGTATCTTTTAATCTAACTTTTAATATTTCTGCTTTTTCACTAAGTTCAGTGATGCCTAACAGTTGCTCAATCATAGCACGTTGGTCATTTGCTTTCATACCTAAGAAAGGTTCAGTGTAGGTGTTTAAGGCAACAATATGTTTGAACATATTATGACTAAAACCAATTAATTTTTCTATATCTTTTTGCGTCTCTCTGCTGTCGCCCTGTTGCTCTTGGTCTTCTTTTTCTTCGCCATTCACATAAAACTTTAAAAAGTTAGGACGTCTTGCTCTTTCTATTTTGTATTCAATGCCATTCTTTTCAAACTCCACACTCACAACCATATTCTTACCATTTGTTTTGTTGATAAGATTATCACGTCTGATGTTTGTTAATGCTTCGCCGTATAATGCATAACTGAGTGCATTGATAATAGTAGTTTTACCTGTACCGTTTCTGCTACCGTCTCCGCCTAGGTCTAAATTATTACCTAAAACCAGTGTAAGTGTTTCACTGTCAAACCTTACTCCTTGTGTGTTGTTGCCAACACTCATAAAATTCTTTACAGTTAATGATTTAATCTTTAGCATATTAAATTTCTATATCGTTGTAAATGTCTATCAGCATTTGTCTGTTAATTGTATTGCTTTCTACAGTTTCTAATTGCTGTAACACAATTTGATTCACAGTTTCAAAATGAATATCTTCTTCTACATATTCTTCTGATTCTTCTTTTGCAGGTATAAGACTAAGTTCTCTTACCCCAAATTGTTTACTAAATGCTTCTTTGATAAATGTTGCTTCTTCATAACTGATAGGCACATCTATTTTTACTCTTGCATAAGTGTTTTCATTTAGTAATGAATCTTTCTCATCTAACAGTTGCTTTAGTCCACAACTTACATATCTAGGACAATCGGGCCAGTTTACAAACACAGGCTCTTCGCCCCATTCTAAAAACATTGCACCACGTTCATTGTCAAATACATCTGCGTAATTGTGTGGGAAAGCATTGCCTATATAATGTATGTTGTTTTTGTATTGACGTTTGTGAAAATGTCCACTAAACACATACTCAGGACCTTCTAAATGTTCTGCTTTTATACCACCGTGGTCTGGCATCTCTACCATTGCATTCATTTTAAAGTACGGTAATTCAAAATGACCAAACATATACTTAACTTGCATTTTTGCAACTTTTTTATGTTCATCGCCTACAAGCCAAGGAATAATAGCACAGTCTCCTTGTTCCATTATCTCATCTACCATAACAAAGTTA